CACAATATTATGGAGTTTAGAAGGTTTATTCACAGCAAAGTATAAAATCGAATCTATCTAAAATTTAATCTATTGTTAAAATAAATGCCATCATTATGGTTATGGTTTTGGCTAATTGTCGTAGTTATAGTAGGTCCAAGTGCACCTCTAATTATAAAAATATATAATCAAACAATAGAATCCAAAAGTCAATGGTTTTTATTGTTATTAGTAATGGTTTTATATTTAATTTTGATTTATGGATTCATGGTGATTTTGAAAGATGAAAAAGTATCGACAATTTATACACTAGTTATAGGTTTAGCAATAATTTATACTGTTTTATTTGGAACATTGGTATTTAAAGAAACATTGGAATATAGCGATATGTTTGGAATAGGATTGATATTAGTAGGTTCATTTATATTAGGCCGTAAAATTTAGGAACTAGTTGGTGGTTTATATGGTACAATTGGAATACCATTAATTTCAGTTGGTTTAGTTAGATTAATTTCATTTGAACTAATTAACATTGGATTCAAATTAATATTCATATTTTTCTCTACAACATTACCAGCTAATTCATTTGTATGTCCAACGCTATTATCATTCACTATTTTAGAATTCTTTATTTTATCTATAACATAACGGTAATTTTTATCCTCTGTTTCTAAATTACACCAGGAATCTGCATCAATACCCATTACAATATCTTGTTCATTATAAAATCGACAATCTAATCTACGGTTCAATGTTAACTCTAAATCATTTAAATCAGTAAATTGACAGTTATCTCGCATAAATCCTTGAGCACGATTTTCATTAAAAGACGTTCTGGCACATTGATTTTTTAAATAATCTGATCCCCATACTTGTTCATCTAATTCTGGAATATTGACATAAAATCCTTCTGAAACACGATTATTTCTAAATACAACATACAATAAAGTTAGGAAAATAACCACGTATAATATATAAATCAAATTTTGAGATTCCATAATATATATATTATTTAAATGATAAAAAAATTTATACCTAATGTCTGGCACACTGCATAGGACCACTAGTAAGGGCCCATATTAATATTAAAATTAAAAGAACTAGAATAATCCAACCATATGTATCCATATAATTATGGTTAGATAAAGATCATATTAAATAAAAAATTGACATAAAAACAATTAGCTTATATAATTTATAAATATAAAACAATGGAGGTATATGGCTTTTCTGGAAAAATGGGATCTGGAAAGAACTATGTTTCTGAAAAAATGTTTATTCCAAAACTAAATTCAATTAATCCTAAAAAAACTTTAGTAATGGCTTTTGCTGATCATTTTAAAATAGATGCTTGTGCTAAATTTAATATTGATTATAATAGAATTTTCGTTAAAAAAGATGATGAATCTAGAAGAATGTTACAATTAGCTGGAACTGAAGAAGGTAGAATGAAATTTGGAGAGGATATTTGGATAAAAACATTATATGCATGGATGAAAGTGTATGCAGATCGAGGAATAGAAAGATTCATTATATGTGATGTTAGATTTCCTAATGAAGTTGAATTAGTGAAAAAATTAAATGGTAAAGTCATACGAATTAATGCTCCTAAAAGAAATATTGATGCAGTTACTAGAGAATCAGGTGGAAATCAAGATAAATTTAATAGTATTTTAAATCATTCATCAGAAGTTGCATTAGATAATTATGATGGTTTTGACTATATAATATTGAATGATTATGGTGACAATGCGGAGGAACAAATTGATAAAATTATAAAAAATATTGATAAATAAACATTTAGGAATGTATAACCAATATATATTTAAACGAAATGTCAATGATTTACTGGGGTGAACGAAAAAGAAAGAGAGACTATAATGACGACCAATATGAAAATATGAAAAAGAAAATCAAAACATCTTACAATGATGATGAATTAAAAGATATAGATCTTTTTAATTTTATTGATAAATTATTGCCACCTAAGAATTCCTTTGGATCACATGATGATATTAAAGTTGTTGACAATAATATATATTTTTATTGTGGAGTATCAACTAAAAGTATATTGGATTTAACTCTTAAACTCAGAGAATTAGGACATAAATTATTAAAACAAGCAGTGGATTCAAGTACTAAACCACCAGATATCTATTTACATATTAACAGTCCTGGAGGTAGTTTAATTGCAGCCAAAGCCGCCATTGATGCTATAATCGAATCACCAGTACCAGTTGTTACAATTGTAGAGGGATGGGCAGCTAGTGCAGGAACTTTGATGAGCGTCACAGGATCCAAAAGATATATCAAAAAAAATGCTGTTATGTTAATTCATCAACTTTCAGCAGGATTTTGGGGTAAGATGGAAGAAATAAAAGATGAATTCAAAAATTTGGAACAATTCATGGAATGGATAAAAGAAATATATGGTAAACATGCAAATATACCAAAAGCTCAATTACGTAATCTATTAAAACATGATTTAATACTTGATGCAAACAAATGTTTAGAATATGGTTTAGTAGATGAGATTGGCGATCCAACAGTTGGATTCATAAATTTCAACACATAACAATGATTATTTTATTATTTAAATCTTTCAGATAAAAAATTGATAAAACAAATATATAAAAATATAGATATATTTATATATATTTATGGCGAATAAATTAATAGAAGTTGAGATTAAAGGTGATGATATTATTAATACAGTATTAAAAAATAGTATTAAAATGTTAATAAATCGTGGACTTTTAACGGGAAACTATGAAAAATATTTCAAGGATGCATCAAGTAAAGTTACCAGTGATTTAGAATTTAAAATAAAGGAAGAGAAGAAAACATATATAGTGAAGTTTATATATACCAAATTAACAACTATTCGTAAAATACCAGGAATTGAGGATTTTTTGAATGCAAATAAGGATGCGCATAAAATCATTATAGTTAAAGATATCACTCAAAAAGCTCAAAAACAATTTTTAGAATATCCTAATACTGAAGTATTTTGGGAGAGTGAGCTAATGATAAATATAGTAGATTGCGATGTTGTACCTGAGCATATAGTATTAACTCCAGAAGAAAAAGATAAATGTATGGAGGACTATCAAATTAAGAAAAAAGATATGGCGCATATCTATGCTTCTGATCCAGTTGCTAGATATTATAATATGAAAGTGGGCGATGTGGTTAAAATATTAAGACCTAGTATAACTAGTGGGTATGCAGTCACATACAGGATAGTGGTACCGGGAATATAAAAATTGACCGCAAAGGTAATTTTTTATTTAATAAAAAATTGATTTAAATATAGTTTAAATATATATTTCATCTATACAATATAAAATGGACGCTATTCTTCAAGAAACGAAAGTTATAATCCAAACAGCACTACCCTATCTAATAGCGAGTAGATCCATAGATCCAATAATTGGTATTTCATTACTACCATTAATAGTAATAATATTTGAAATAATGAAATTACTATATGAAAAAATCAAAAATAAAATGAACAATACTATTAAAATATCATATTCATACGATAGAAGAAATGGGGATGCGCATAATGATAATACCGATAAAATATTATACATGGCAATAAATAGTTATTTAGTGGATAATCAACCAAATAAAGTAAAACATTATATGGCAAAATTAAAGGATAATAATAATGAAGAGGATGAACGCGACTATGATATAAATTTTATAACAGATACTAATTTTAAAATGGAAATTGAATTCGAAAATAAAATAATAAAAATAAATGCATACATTGAAAATGATAGTAAAGAAACAGTATCAGTCAAAGTAATAGAATTCACTGGGGATATTGAAAATATTAAAAAATTCATTAAATATGTATATGATGCGAGTCTTGAAAAGAAGGTTACTAGATCATATATTATTCAATATAATGAATGGACTAAAAGAGAAATATACAATTGTAAAACATTTAATAATTTATTTTTAGATTCACTGGACAAAAATAAATTAATAAATATGATTGATAGTTTCAAACAATCTGAAGAAGTAAGAAAGAATCTAGGAATTCCATTTAAATTAGGAATGATGTTTTATGGTGTTCCAGGATGTGGTAAATCTAGTACAGTATATGCAATAGCTAAATATATGGATACTAATGTTTATCATGTAAATTTATCGAACTATACATCCGGGACTAAATTCATTCGTGATATTTCTGACATACCTTCTGGAGCTGTAGTAGTATTTAATGATATTGATTGTATGTGTATTAAAAAAAGAGACACTAAAAAACCCAATATTGAGAAAATAATGCAAGAAATAACAGGAAAAATATTAATAGATGATAAAAATACATCATTTAGAAGAGAAATTATTCATCAAATTAGAAAGAAAAAAATAGACATTGATGGATTTGAATCATTTATTGATATTGATGAAGAAATAGCAAACCAGTTTATTAAAAGATTTATTATTAATAAGGAAAATAAAGATATATATGAAATAATTAAAAGAAATTTAGATATGTATTATGATGGCACCGAAAAACTAATGAACAAATATGATTTTGTTGAGCCAGATGAAGATGAATATGATGATGATGAAGTTCCAGATTTTACTTCAGCAATTCAAAGTGCATTAGATTTACAGACTATATTGCATGTATTAGATGGGTACGAATATTTACATAAATGTATAATAGTATTTACTACAAATTATCCTGATAAATTAGATTCAGCATTAATTAGACCAGGAAGAATAGATTTTCAGTTTAATTTCAAACCTGCTCATTTAGATGTCATAAATGAAGCATTTAAATATAGTTATAAACAGGAACTGATCGATATATTAACGGAAGAAGAAAAAATAAAATTACAGGATATTGAAATACAACAGTCTGAATTAATGAACTGTATAATAATTCCTAATATTAAAAATATAGAAAATGCTAAAAGGGATATATTGAATTGCTGTAAATAAGTTTATTTTATCATTTTATCATATATGATACGCCATATATTAGAAAATGGATTGAAAATTATATTTGTACCAAATAATAAAAATAACAAGACAATATCTATTGGTTTGTTTATTAAAGCCGGATCAAGAAATGAAACTCATGAAAATAATGGCGTCGCTCATTTTTTAGAACATATGATGTTTAAAGGTACCACTAATCGAAGAAATATAACTAAAGATATGGATGATCTAGGTATGGAATATAATGCTTCAACCAGTTACGAATATACATTTTATGAGATGCATGGAAGCGCTAAGGATTATCGAAAAATATTGGATATAATGATTGATTTATATATGAATCCATTATTAAATGAGAAAGATATAGAAACGGAAAGAGGAGTTATAATTCAGGAGATTAATAGCAGATCAAATGATAATATATTTGATTTATTATTTAAGAAGATGTATAAAGATACACCACTTGAAATGTCAATAGCTGGTCCAAAAGAAAATATAAATAAATTAACCAAAAAAGATATAGTTAATTTTAGAGATAAATATTATGTACCTAAAAATTGTGTATTATGTATCAGCGGTAAATTTAATCAAAGAAAATCACTTAAATTAATTACAAGTAAAATTAAAAAAAACTCTCCAGCTGCATTTATTGAACAAAAAATTATAATAAATCAATCCATTCCTTACATCTATGTAAAACATAATAAAAAAGAACAATCCAAAATATTAATATCATTCAGAACATTCAGCATGTATGATGATAGAAAATACGCCGCAAATCTATTACCTGATATATTAACTAATAGTACTACTTCTAGATTATTCAATATATTAAGAACAAAAATGGGAGCAATTTATACGCCTGCATCATATAATGATTATTTTACGGATAATGGGATGTATACTATATATATATCAACGAATAGTAATTTGACGAATGATGTTATAGAAGCGGTATTAAAAGAATTAAAAAAATTAAAAAAGAAAATGATACCATTGGATGAATTTAATAGAATCAAAAAACAAAGAGAAGTAAATTTATTATTTAAACAAGAGAAGTCTGATAATCTGATGTATCATTATGGATTAGAAGAATTATTTTATGGTGAAAAGGGATTAAGTATTGATGAAGTTGTGGAAAAATATAATAAAATAACTCCAAAAGATATAAAAGATGTTGTGGATTATATCTTTCAAGAAAAGAATATTAATATAATAGTTATGGGCAATTCAAAAATTAAAAATAAAATAGATATTTAGCGACATTTTGGGTGATAGTTTTTTTATCTAATACCGGATTAATTTTGATCATTTTGTCTACATAAGATTTCAATAATTTTGACCCTTTAATATTTATTTCATAATTGGGAGAATTCTGTGGAAATGATGAAGCCTTTTTTTCCATATATTTACCTGCTAATTTCATACTCATTACCAATCCTAATTCTGGATATAATTTCATTATTTTTTTAGTTATATCTCTTAATCTTTCAACAACAGATGGCATGGATGTATTTGCCGCAACTCTTATTTTAGCATATTCCGAATTCATATTTGGCAATATTTTAATTTCAACAGTATCTTTTTCCATCAGATCTTTAACATCAACTTCCAAATCACTTAAGGGTTGATCATCTAAATGATTTTGTTGTATTA